TCCATCTGTAAAACTTGTATTTCTAACTCTTACTTGTATAGATGGGTATTCATATATTTCTGTTTTATCAAATGTTAGCTGTGGTGAACCTCCAGGAGTATCAAATACAGCTACACAATTATTTGGAGATGTTGGTTCTTGTGCAATAAATAAATTAGTTGCAAATACTAACCCTAATGTACTTTCATCTTCTATAAAATCCTTTATATCCTCACTTGCTGCATTCATTTATTTTGGTATTATTAAATTATTTCTTAATATTTTTAATACTTCCGCTTTATTTCTATTTAGTGAAGCTTCTAAAAATTTTGCTCCTGCTCCTTGTCTTCTATCCCCTTCACCTTTTCCTGTAAAATTTGCTCCTACATTCTCATGAACATATACAGCATAATTAGCTCCAAAACCCATAATTAATATTGGTACTTTTAAAGTATTAACTACTCCCTTTGCATTTGTTACTGCTGCATTTGTATCTTGCATTACTTGCCCTTTATCCTTACCTTTAAAACCTCCTTCTTTGGTAGTACTTATCTTTGTTACTGTAAACCACGAAGCTCTTAAATTACCCATATCTACAGGAATTACAGGAGATGTTACTTCCATATCTCTACGAATTACAATACTTGCCTCAATCAAACCTTGTATAGAAATGCTTTTTAAAGCTAAAATTTCTTTATTTAGTCTAGCAATTACTTTATCCATTCCTTGTAACTTTCCCTGAGCCATTATAAATAAACCTTTCTTAAATAATCTTTCCCTTGTATTCCTTGTAATTTTCCTGTTTTTATAATTGTATATGCTTTATCTAATGCTGAACTATCTTCAATTAATTCTGGTGCTGCTTCCTCCGCACTACTTAAATCAGTTAATTCTCCTAAAAACAATTGTCCTTGTTCATCTAAATCTTCTAAAACATATACATGAGCATTACTAATTCTTTCTTTTCCTGGAGCATCCCCTTTTAATCCTGAAATTATTTCAGTTTCATCAAACCATTTACATTTTATTTCTCTTCCTGCTGTATATGTTGTTCCTCCACTACCATCTGACTTTGGATTTGCCCAATATACTGCTGTTTGTTTGCAAATTCTTGTTATTTGTCTTTCTATTCCCATTATTCAAAACTTGTTACTGCTATTATTGATGCTGCTTTCTTACCTAATTTTGCCATTTTGCCAGAAGTGTCTATTTGTAAAACCATTTGTCCGTATGGCGTGGCTTCTAATTTCTTTCCAAATTCCCCTGTATATTTTACTGAAACATCTCCTATCTTTTCAGTAACCGTTGTCCTATCAATTGTAGATGCTATCATATGAGCAGCAAACCAACGTTCAATTTCTTTTAATAACGTGTCCCCTATTGTCGTATCTGACCCTAACATTTTGGTAACTGTTAGATTCGCTGAAATAATAAACACATCTACTGTAGCATCTAAAACAGTACACCCATCCATTATCGCTTTTACCTCTGCTGCGGTTACTCTTACTGCCATTATTTATTTCCTTTCTGTTTTAATTAGATTAGGCATAATACTTAAAACTTCATTATTCCATGTTAAACCTAACCATTCAATTGTTTCCTCTATTTGTTGATAATCCCCTACTTCCATTCTATCTGGATAAATCACTTTACAATTCAAACCCTTTTGTATCATACTAACAAATCTATCTTCATATTGATGAACCCACCATTTCCAGCCCTCTATCTCAGTATCAACATTTATTTTTATTCTTATTTTCTCATCCTCAAAGGCATCCATATATGCTGTCTTTAAACAAGATTGAATTATATCCCCTGTTCTCCTTCTCACTATAATCCATTTAGCATTTGGAAAAGCATAATTAAATACTGGATACAATAAAGCTAATTCACTTCCTTTTATAAACCATGCCTTATCATTTGAATTTATTAATTCCTCTGTTTTCCCCTTAATATTTACTGGAATAAGAATATCATGAACGTTTGGCAATGGATATTGTGTGTTTCTTTTTTCCATACAAGGAGTAAAAACATGATATTTTATATCTACATTTTCATACACAGAATTAAGATTCCCCCCTTCTGCCCCACATAGTTTCACTATCCGTGCTATTAATCCTGCTCCACTACGAGGACAACCTGTTATGAAAATTGGGTTTTTCATTTTAATAATTCTTTATATTCACTATATGAAATTAACTGTAATAATTCTGTTCTATGAGCATTAAAATAATCCCAATCCATATTCTCTTTATTCTTTGCAAAAAATTCATCACTTGTTACATTGTAATCATATTTAGCTTGTTCTCCTGGGTCAACTGAAACCTTATAAGGAATATCAATCATCTTAAAATTATCAAACACATTTACCCCTACTTCTAAATATCTTTTAAAATGATATTTATTAACTAAATCACAAATTACATTTGTTCTTATTATTCTCATATTAACCAATTATTATATTGTTTCATTGCCTCTATTTTCTTTTTATCACTTGCTATATAATTAAAATGTATTATATGACATTCATTTTCAATTTCAATAAAATGTTTAAAAAAGTATTTACCTGTCGGATATACTTTTTGAGGTAAAAATTGAATATTTATTTTTTTCTCTTTCAAAATAACATCATTGAAATAAGTTTGGTCACTTTTGTGTTCTAAATATTGCTTATCCTCAAAAAACATAGGAGGAAACATTTTTAATACTCTTTCAGTTGGTCGCAAAACATAAAAACCAGCACATGCTAATATTTTAAATACTCTTGGTCCATTATATTGTACGACACAATCTACATCATTTGTTAATAAAGATAAAAGGTAATTTCTAAAATCCTTCTTGATAACAATATCAACATCCATGTAAATAATTGTTTTTCCTGCTGCTAATAATTCCTGTCCTATTTTCCATCCCTGCATTACAACCTCCTTATACAATGGAGTAAATTCCCCATATATATAAAATTTATCAGCTTCAATATTTGAATTAAAATAATCTACAACATCACATTTACCCTGCATTTCCGTACTTATGCTCTCATCAAGGGCAAATAAAACAACTGGAACCCCTATATTTTTAGCAGATTGCATAAGGTTTTTAATCATATCTTTTGTGCTATAATTACCATAACAAAATACTACTAAATCAGTAGGGTATAATTTTATAAATTCTTTTATATTTTTATATCTCATAATATTTATTTATTCCTATTCTTTTTTCAATCCAATAATTACTTCTTGTTTTTATTTCTTTTTGTTCCTCTTCTGTATAATGATTTAAAAATAACTTAGAATAATCAAAATATTCATTTTCAAATAATTTATATTGTTCCTCCAAATACTCCCTTGTTATTTCTGAGTAATCTTTTGTCCATAAAACAGGTAAACCTTCATATTTTTTTCTTAGTTTCTCATTATCTTCCATGATAGGAATACCTCCTGTTATCCATGTCTCATAATAACGATGACAGTCAATTCCATTTCCAATTGGGGAAATCACAAATTTATATTGTGGTAATAAATCAAAATAACCATCAAAAGATAAATGTATATTGTAAAATCCTGCCTGTTTTAATGTGCTTTCAATACTCTTTCTATTTATTTTATCCTTTTTTCGTGGTCTATCAGTCTCAATAGCAAATGCTGTTAATACTAATTTCTTCTTTTCTGCTCGTTTTAGTTTTTTACCTTTATTAACAAACCAATATGCTAAACCAATTGGGAATACATCCTGCCATACACTATGCCCATCTACAGAACTTGCGTTTACTATCACATCAGCCTGAGTAAATTGTATTCCTATTGGTAATTTATTAGAAAAACAATCATGACCATCTACTGAACTTGCATTTACTATCACATCCGCTTGGCATAATTGAAAATCTTTTAACTTACAAATCTTTATATCTTTTTTTCTTTTTTCAAACATTTCTTTATCTTCTTTTAATGAAGTATGATTTTTTGCATATAATGCATCCCACCCCTTTTTTACGTTTCCTGGATGTTCGTGTTTTATAATTATCTCATCCAAATACACTTTTTTCTTTAATAAATTACTTATTAAATCAAATTCATTATCACAGTAAAATGATTTATATATTGGATTATATATATAATTAAATCTACCATAATATTTACGTCCCATTATAACCAATGTATTAAGCGTTTCTGCCTTATATCCATCATTATAATGTAATATACCATCTAAAGTAGGAAAGTGCTCAAACATAGCTTCTCTGATTGTTAAATCATACTCTAAGCTAACTGGTAACATATCATCCGAAGCTAATAACAAAATATCCCAATCTAATTCACTCACTCCTGCATTTATTGCTTCTATTTTTGATTTATTATCTGCAAAAGTTATAAATACATTTTCATAAGCATTAATACGATTAATGATAGAAATATTATTCATCGTTAAATCATCAGCATCACAACTTACATGAATCCCATAATTATCTTTGTCTCCTAATAAATCAATATATTTATCAAGGTATTTAAAAAACTTTTCTGGTCTTTCCCTTGTTGGAAATTGTATTAATAATTTCATACCCAATGCTCCTCCATCCAGCCTGTTTTAACCTCATTTGGACGTGGTCTACCATGAAAGCATACTATTTTAGCTTTATCTGGTAAAGCTTGCTTACAATGCACCTTATAACTCACTATACCAGCTACTAAAAACTGCCAATGGTTTGCCTTAATTTCTTTTTCTCTAAATTTATCACTTATGTAATTCTGGTCTCCTCTATAATATTTTTTTGTTCTTGCAAACTCATTATATAAGAAATCAAATTTTCCATTATTTCTCCAGCTTAAAATTCCTGATGCAATATTATATGGATTAAGAAAAGTTACTTTGTAAAAATCTTGTAATCCAATAAAATCATAATCCTGTTGTAAATATTTATCAATATTACCAACTATGACAGTATCTAAATCAAAATAAACAACTCTATCTGTATCAAATAAGTTAGGTCTAAATAATTCTATCTTGCTCCACCACCCTTTTAGATTATCTGTCAAAGGAATTGTTTCACAAAAATCAATAGTTATGTCCGTCAAACAAACAAACTTATATGGTATAGTTGTATTTCTTTCTACACCATGCATTAATTTTTTAACATAATCTTTAGTATAAATCCCGCCATATTTAAGTACACATACTATCGTTATCATATAATCTCAGTTAAATTTACTTTTCTAAAATCTTCTATCTTACTATCTGGATTAACATTAATAATTTCTACTCCTAATTTCTTAGCATCTGCTGCTATTTTTGGAAACCCTAATATATGTCTACGAAATGGAAGTTTTCTCATGTTTTTTCTATTGGCTGAATTACTGATTATGCCAATGCTGATTATTAGTACTCCCTAAACACATATCAAATCCTAAAAGGTAAATCCTTTTTACTCCTAATTTAACAGCAAAATCAATTGCTGCCCCTCCACTATTACCATTCCAACATACTTTATTTGGTTGTAAACTTATCCCTTGCCCTTTTCTCTTGTCTTTTTCTAAATATTTAAAACCATGATATTTGCTTCCCCCTATTACTGCATGACATGTAACTTTTAAGGTAGGATAAGGAAATAAATTTTGTTTATTTTTTACAAAAAAAGAACTATCACCAAAAAATATAAAATCCATCCAAGTGCCTAAAAGATATGCTGCATTAACACCTATTACATGTTTATTATGAATTGATTTAAAATAAGGAGAAAGACTGGAAATAGGTATTTCTTTTGTAATAACTTTTTCCTGTAATTCCACTGGAACATTGAATTGTTTTAAAATTGAGGGACCTCCTCCTATAATAAAACACTCTCCATTCTCCCATATCTTAAACATACTCATTAAGTATTGAGTTCTTTTAACATTTCCTTAGCTTCATCATCTCTTAATGCTTTCTCATTGATTACTTTACCATCTGCATTAACTATATTAAACCATCCTCTTCCTTTAGGCTCAATCTTAAATATAGGTTTCCCATCTGTTTTTATTTCCTCTACTATATTTGTTTCTTCATAGGTTCCCCCTTCCATTGGAATAATACAATCCCTAAAAGCTCTTGGTATATCTCTTGCATACGCTTTAAAAATTTGATTAGGTTTAATTAAATGTCCTTGAAATTTAAAAGACCCTCCACCTATTTTCTTAAATTTTATTTTATTTTCTCTTTTCATTATTTCTATGTATTAAATATATACTTGATTAGTATATGATTAATTAAACTATGCTAAGTGAATAATTCCACTATTGCCTTCTTGGTCACTACGGATTTGAGGCACTTGAATTGTTAAAACTTTAAATTTATTAACAAAATTACCTTCAGTTTTCCATTGTACATTTGTAATTCCCATTCCACGAACAAGTCTCACAACATCAGCAGTCATTTGAACCATTACAACATTATCATCAGGTAAAGTATCAACTACTTTTATACCTTTAACTCCACCTATTTTAAGAATACGCTCTCTGATAGTCATTAAAGACTTACCAGCTACATCATAATCTTCATCTATGGTAGTTTCATAAGCGGTTGGAATATAAATCATCCAAGGGCCATAATGTTTAGCTGTAATACTTGATTGTTTCATGCTAACAACATCAGCAACAATTTTTGCTCCTGTCATACCTGAATCATCCCAAGCTGTAGTTAAAGAAACTTCATTTCTGTCAGTATGATTAAGATAACTATAAATAGTACCTCCACCAAATGCATAAGTAGTATCTGTAAACAACATATTTTCTAATTTCTCAGAAACTTTACGTGATGCTCTTTCTGCTGAAGTTGTATCCAAAGGATTACCTAAACTTCTAGATGCTGCTAATACTCTTGCATTAATCTCATAATCCACGTGAATTATAGGAATTGGTAAGTAATGAGTTCCAAAAACTGGTCTATCATTTTTGCCTCTGGTTACACCGTCCATTGTTAAATCAGCCTCCATTGCATCAGATACATCATGTGTTTCTAAGACAGTGGTTCCCATTGCATTTCCAAGATTGTAAACCAATCCATTATCTACTAAGTCCTGTACACCATTTAACCGAGTTTCACTAATACCCAAAATTGCTTGGTCTAATGTTTTCCACTCATCTCTACGAAGTGTCCCATTTGTAGTAAGAGGAACCGCTTTATAATTCTTAATATCCTGTTTATTACCTCCGCTAAAGACAGTCATATATGTTTTTCCATCTTCACCTATATATGGACGTTGAGCGGCAGCATTTAAGCCCCCTTGAGCAGAAAATTGATTTGCTACTAATCCTTGTGTTTGACTTTTTCCAATAAAATCAATATTATTTTCTGGCATTTTCTTTTCTCCTTTCTTTTTTAAATTATTCTTATTTGAATTCTATTACTTGGGTCTACAGTACTTGAATTACTCATATTTACAGCCTCAATTGCCTGCCCTAAGATTTGATTTGGATACACGGTAACAGTTGCATCTGAACTTTCAGCATCATCAGCTACATGTTTCTGAACATAACCATCAGCTCCACTTTCTACAAAATCACCGACTGCAATATTATTGCCATCTAAAACTAAAGCATAAACTATATCACCTCTACCTGGTATCCAACATTGTACTTTTGCTGATGCGGAAATAGCATCATCTATGCCATCCCCTTGCATTTCATCCTCTAAAGCAAACATTGGAAAAGCATTTCCTCCTGCTGTAGAATGTGCTTGAACAGTTGAAGCACTTGCTAATTCAAGCAACATACCTGGTGTGATTGCCACTGCGGTTGCTGTATATTCTTCTATAATATCAGCATACTTTTTAATTTTAATTGTGTTATAAGCCATTTGTTTTTCTCCTTTCTCTTTTTAATTATTATTTACTCTTTCTTAGCTACATAATCAGAAGGCATTAATGGTGCCTCTGTATTTGTCTCTAATTCTGGTTTACTATTTGTTCCAAATAAAGAAAAATCTGTTTCTTTCTCTTTTGGTACTGAAGAAATATATACTTTTTTCAAAGTATCAGTTTTCATCCCTTTCAAATCAGCTTCAGTCCAAACTTCCTCAGTATTTGCTACAATAGCTGTAATCATACTTGTTCTTTGGTCTGCATACATCTTCATACTATCAGTCAATGTTTCTTGCATCTCCTTTGGTAATAGTTGTATAAATTGCTCTGGATTTTTAATATTGTCTTTTAATACATCCATTGCATCCTTAGCTGTCAGAGGTTTTTCCTCTTTGTTAACCTCAATTTTCTTTTCAACTGGTTTTATATTTAATTTATCCAATTTCTCCTCTGTTTGAGTTGTTAACCATTCTTTGTCTGCTTCTACAAATACTGTAAGTTTATTAGCAATTAAATCATTTGCTTTTTTCTCCACACAAGCAGTACATACTTCTACTTTCTTTTCACTCATTATTGTTTCTCCTTTCTCGTTTGTTTTTAATTTATTAACTTCTAAATATTCTGTATTCTCTTTGACTTCTACATAATCATTAGCAAACTCTACTACACCACTCTCTGAAGTTGTATAACCACGTTTATACATGGTATTTTCTCCATCTCGTAAAGAAACACGATAAATAATTGTATCATCATATACTTCTCTTAAATAGTAGCTACGCCCATCTCTATCCATACCATCCAATTTTCTTTGAATCGTATGAACTAATGTAGCATAACCTGTAGAATTTGTTACAAGAAATGCAGAAAAGTCATCCGCCTTTTTAAAGACATTGAGTTTTCCGAATTTTGTTCTGTTCATTTTGTTTTCTCCTCCTTCCTGTTTATTTAATCTTATCCCACAGCCCTCTGCCCAACTGCACGCTCCTATGTCTTCTGGAAGCAATGCCAAATGGTCTGGTCGATAATTCGTTGCTATATGTTCATATGTTAATCCTTGAAATTCCCCTGTTTCATCTATATCCTCACTAAATATTCCTACACTAACATCAATATTGTTTCCGTTTCTAATCATTGCTAATGTCTCGGAAGAAATATTTGATATTAAGTCTGTTTCTATCCAACATTCAGCTTTTAATTTTACACCATCCATATGAGCATTAAAAATCTTTCCTACTACACTTTGTTCTAATACTTCTGGAGAGTTTGCTGAAACATTTGCCCCATTTTGTTTTGGGTGATTAATAACAACTGGAATACCATTCCAAGCTCCTGCTATTTTCCCTAATTCCTCAGCAGTATGTAGAACAGCTCCCCCTGAACCCGAATGTACTCCCTCTACCATCATTACAACTGGTACAATGATATTATCTCTACCTTGTAATTGCTGAGTTCTAATATGATATGATGAATTAGTATTTATATACCTTTGTATTGTCTCTTTCATGATTATTTAATTTTTATTTACTTTCTTATATGGTAACATAATACATCTACAATTATGTACTACAATCCCTTTTGCTATGTAACTCTCATCTTCCTCTACGCTAAAATTATATAATGTTACTTTTTTCTTTGGAATATACTTTTCTAAACTTTCTATTCCCCAATTTGTAAACTCATATTTCCCTGTATGATTTGCTAATATTGTTAATTTATCCCCAACTTTCAAATCCTTTGCTTTTACCCATTTACCTTGTATTAATAAAGGATGATTTTCTGTTACTGTTATATACTTTTCCTTTGTTACATATACACGAACTGCCTTTGTCTTTCCTTTTTCACTATCATTACGATGTAATTGTATTACTTTTCTAAATCGCTTTTTATGAGTTAATACTAAATCCCCTACTTTTATTTTCCCTATTGGTTTAAATCCCTTTGAAGTATATATAGGAATTTGTGGGCCTATAAAACATTGTGGGTGAACAGGAATTACTCCCTCTGCCTGCTCCAATGTATATCTATTTCCTTCTAATCCTGCACACTCTTCACAAACCCTACCATCACCAGCAGTTGTAAATTCTGCTTGTAAATGTACTCCTTCTAATTCCCAATTCTTATATTCTTGTATCATTGCCTGATGATGTGCCCTTATCATCTCCGTACGAGCCATTATAACAGCTCTTCTTTTTCCTGGTATAAATCTGCCTAATGTATCTTTTAAACCTAATGCATCAGCTCCTACACCGTTTATAGTACCTACTATCTTTCGTGCTAATAATATAGGACCATCTCCATCAGCAATTCCTTGTGTTAATATTCTACTAATTTGACTACTCATTGCCTTTGTAATCCCATTTAACTCATTATAAGTACGGGTATACAATAAACCTAATCTATCAATGTGAAATGGAGTTGTCATACTTATATCAATTCCTCCTGTTTCCTCAATACTAGGTACTGCATACCCATTTTTTCGTAGTTCATAGCGTGCTCTCATCACTCCTCGTTTGTACGAATCACTTATATATCTATTTGTCCAGGCTCCATTAATACCTGTACCTATTTGTTCAAATTCCTGTATTTCTAATATTCCTGCATTTATTTGTCTATCTAACCAATTATTAAATGCATTTATTTTGTCAGCACTATGAGGAAATGCAAATGCTTGTTTTCCTGGTGATGCTAAATTAGTATTTAAGTTAGCATTAAAGGCAAAACAGTCATCAGTTACTATTGCTTTACGTATAACAGTAATGACCTCGTTAAAACGCCTGTTAGAGGCACTCACGAATAGCTTTCGTAATGTGGTGGTATGCGTTGGGTCATATTGTTTATAAGTATTCAATTTCATTTACTCTTTTTCCTCCTCATTTATAATTTCTACTTCCTCTTCTGTAACAGGTTTTTCTGTATCTGGTATTTTGCTTTTAATATCCTCAATCATTTCAATCTGTTCATCTGTAAAGCCTAAGAAGTATCTTAAAAACGCTTCTGGGGGAATAGTTGCCTCTGCCATTCCATTCGCACTATAATCTTTTAATGCTGTAGCTCTGCCTTTGCCTATTTCCATTTTCTCTTTATCAGATAATGCAAATAAATCATTCCACTCTATACTAT